ATGCTTTATGAATACCGATTCTGCGTACCCGAGCAATGGATTTGCTAGCGGATTTTTTACTATCGAAAACTATAGCAATGCCGCAGTGGCAAAACACAAACGGGCTATAGGCATATGTGCGATGGATAACTCAACGACCGGAATACAGTCAATACAGCAATGGATTTACGGATTGTGGGTGAACACCTCTGCAATCACCAGCATCACGTTGACGGAGTCGGTGGGGAATGGTTTTGTGGGCGGAACAACGTTCAGCCTTGAGGGAATACCCTAATGACAACTGAACCACCCATTGCCATCGAACTCGACTGTGAAACCGGCGTCGAGACCGTCCGACCGTTGACGGAGCAGGAGATCCTGCAACGGGAGGCGGACATCGCACGCGCCGAGGCTGAGAGACTCGCCAAGGAAGCGGCCGAAGCCACCGAAGCCGCCGAACGTCTCGCACTCGCGACGTGGATCGCGTCGCATCCTGACCTACCCGAGGCGGCGCGGAATGCGCTCGCACGGGCGACCGGCGTGACGTTGCCGGCACCTACCTGATTGGAATCGAAGGAGTACCCCAATGAGCCGCCGTATTGAGAGGCACCTTGCCTCGACCACGTTTGAAGTGCGCGGAGTTGATGATGGCGCCCGGCAGATCGTCGGGTATGCCGCCGTCTTCAACTCACCGACGACGATACGGGGCGCATTCGGTGACTACACCGAACGGATCAGGCCCGGGGCATTCGCCAAGACGATCCAGGAAGCCGATGTCCGTGCGCTGTTCAATCACAATGAAAACTTCGTGCTGGGACGGAACAAGTCCGGGACGTTGCGCCTGTCGGAGGATGCGGTCGGTCTCCGGATGGAGATCGACCTCCCTGACACCAGCTATGCCCGGGACCTCATGGCATCGATGGGCCGGGGAGACATCAACCAGTCATCGTTCGCGTTCTCGCCGATCGCGCAGGAATGGCAACGCGCACAAAGCGTTGACCAAATCGATGAACGCACTCTCAATGAAGTGAGGTTGTATGATGTGAGTGTCGTGACGTACCCAGCCTATCCTGACACCACATCGGCCGTTAGGCAGGCATCGTTCGACCCACTCGCGATGCGGGCACTGGCGCGGTTCGAACGCGTCCAGACCCTCGACGTGGAGGATGTCGAAGCGTTGCGGCAGTTGGTGCGATCCATCGAGACCAGCCTGGGGCCGGTTGTCCACCCCGAATCGGAGCCGCCCGTTGGGCACTCCCTGGAATTGTTGCGACGCAAGTTGGCAATTCTTGAGAAGGAAATCTAGCAATGGTCAGTTCAGTTGAACTGCGTCAGGAGCGCCGGTCGCTCGTTGAGCAGATGCGTAACCTTGTGTCACGTGCCGAGGCGGAGAAGCGTGGCCTTGATGGTCTTGAGACCGAGCAGTGGGAGAAGCTTGACGCGGCTTCCAATGCGCTTGATGTCCGCATTGAGCGTCTCGAGCGTGTCGAGCGTGACGCCTACTCCGAAATCCCCGAGCCTCGTGCGGCCGCACGTGAGATTGCTACCGCGCCGCCGCGCGTCGATGACGAACTGCGCGACGTGGCATTCGGCAAGTACCTCCGGAACGGCATGCAGGCACTGCTGCCAGAGGAGCGGAACGCACTTGCTTCGGGCTATCAGGCATTCCCCGAGACTCGCGCACTCGCCGTCGGCACCGACAGCGCCGGTGGATACACCGTTTCCAAGCTGTTCGATACCACCGTCCAGACGAGCATGCTTGCCTATGGTGGCATGATGCAGGTAGCCACCCGCATCCCTACCGCGACTGGTGGACAACTGCTCATCCCGACCTCGGATGACACCGGAAATGCAGGTGCGATCCTCTCAGAGAATGCACAGGTGTCAGAACAAGATGTCTCGTTCGGCCAGACCACCATCGATGTGTTCACATATAGCTCGAAGTTGATCCGCGTTTCCTTCCAGCTCCTTCAGGACACGTTCTTCCCGTTGGAGACATGGTTGGCGGAGCGTCTCGGCGAGCGTCTCGGGCGCATCATGAACACGCACTTCACCACCGGTGACGGTTCTTCCAAGCCGTATGGACTGGTGACGGGCAGCTCGCTAGGCAAGACAGGTGCGGCGGGCCAAACCTCAACTATTGTGTATGCTGATTTGGTAGACCTCGAGCATTCTATTGACCCGAGTTATCGCCCAGGATCGGCATTCATGATGCACGATTCGATGCTCAAGGTCCTCAAGAAGCTCGTTGACGGACAGTCACGACCACTGTGGCAGCCCGGATTGACGGTTGGGGAACCGAACTCGATTCTCGGATATCCCTACTACATCAATCAGGACATAGCGGCACCGGCAGCCTCCGCCAAGAGTCTCTTGTTCGGGCAGCTGAGTAAGTACTACTGGCGGGATGTCCAAGGCATCCAAGTCATGCGTCTTTCAGAGAGATACAGCGACTACCTTCAGGTTGGGTTTATGGCATTTGCACGTGCTGGTGGCAGACTGATCGACTCCGGCACGGATCCGGTGAAGTACTACCAGCACCCAGCGTCCTAATCCCGTGGGGCGGCGGTAAACCGCCCCGAGCTTCTTCCTTCGGAGGGGTATATGGTCACCATCAGAATGCTCGTGTCAATGGCAGGACCGGAGGTGACCTATGTCCCCGGCCACCTCTACGAGGTGAGCGAAGTGATTGCGGAGGCATGGAAGGAGGCGGGGATTGCCATCCCCGTCGCCGACCCTGCGCCGGTCGAATCCGAACCGGCCGCGGTTGATGTGGAGAGTGCAAGCGCACAGGATGCTCCTGAACGCGCTGCACGGGTACGGCGTCCACGCTGATGCCTGCGGTTCCCCACTGGTACGCATCCCTCGCGCAGGTGAAGCGTCAGCTGCGAATCTCGGATACCACGGACGATGATGTGTTGAAGGCAACCATCTCGAACGTGTCGCGCCAGATCGACCAGTTCTGCGAACGCCACTTCTTTCCGATCGTCGCGGTCAAGTACTTTGAGACGGACGAGTACAACGAGTTGTGCATGCCAGGAGAGGACCTCCTCGCCGTCACGACGCTCGAGGTAGACCAGAACGACGACGGGACCTATGAGGAATCGTGGGCATCGAACACGTATTTCCTCGAACCGAGGAATGCCTCGACCGAGTATCCTCCGCGTCCGTACTGGGAGATCGAGATACCGACTCGCAACACGAACTACTTCCCTGTCGCCGGCGAGTACCCGATCAAGATCACGGGCTTGTGGGGCTATTACAACCAGTTGACCGCGACGACCACGGTCCATAGCGCCATCGGGTCCGCGGATGTGTCGGTAGCGCTGCACAACGCGAATACCCTGCTTGAGATCGGGCAGATGATCCTCATCGGGTCGGAGCAACTCTGGATCACGGACATTTCGGGCATCAACGTCACGGTGACGCGTGCGTGCAATGGCACCACCGCTGCATCGCATGCGGTCGACGCCACCGTATCCACCTACTCCTATCCGGTGATCGGCGAGGCGGCGACGCATCAGGCAGTGCTTGCGTACCGGCAGACAACCAATCCCTACGGCACCGTTGGCGTCGGCGAAGTGCTTACGGAGCCACGCGTGATCACCGCTGCCGGGTTGCACCCATTCGTGCGCGGAATGATCGCACCCTTCAAGCGGATGCGGTACGAGGGAGTCTGAGATGCCTGCAATCACGCTTGGGCGTCAGATACCCACGCGAGTGACCGGACCCCGCGGATTCGGTCGGGTGACTGCGTCGCGTCTCGGGAAAGTCAGTGTCACGGTCCTCGGTCACCAGAAGATCGTGGAGAAGCTGACGAAGCAGAAATTCTGGATCCAGCCGACCAAGGAAACGATGCTTGCCCTCCAGACGCACGCTTACCGGAAGGCAAAGGACCGGGCGCCACGCCTGACCGGGGACGCGAAGGGCAAGATCCAGAAGGCAACGGACAAGGCGATCTTTCCGAAGTACGCCGATGTCATCCTGAAGCCATCCTTGGCGAAATCCGATGGCAAGTTCAGGTATTCGTTTGCCCTCGATGCGGCCCGTCGCCGGGCGCCGAAGGGAATGTCCGGCAAGGGTCCGTTCGCCCGTGTCCGGCGGACGAGGGGAACCAAGATTCCGCGCATCCGCCTGACGAACAAGAACGCACCGTACAAGTACCGGTCAACATCGTTCAAGGGCCAGAAGACATTCAACTGGTTCCATGGCACGAGCAGGTTGACCGCGAAGCTCCTGCGGACCGAAGCAATGCGTGCCGCCCACCAGATCCAGGCAGC